GGTATTTTACCATGAAATTCCCAAGAATAAACTTGTTTTCCATTTTTAACTCTTTCACCATTTTTACCAATTTGAGTTATTTGACAGCCTGGAGTTCCACCAGTCCAAGCAGGTGTTACTTCAATAACTTGTCCCTTACCTAGATAAATACCAGCATGACCATGTGTAGTCATAAGTAGTATTTCACCTGGTACTAATTTTTCAAAGTTACCTTTAGTGGCATTTGTCCAATTAACACAACTAGCAGGTGTAAAATCAGGAACATCATTAGATTCATATTTACAACCAGCGTGTGCTTTTCCTCTGTTAGCAGGTATAAATCTACCGCCCCAAAGGATTGCCTTTATGGAACAAGTACAGTCCACAAACCATCCTTGTCCTTCTTGCCATGAGGACCATTTATTACCACCTGAACCATAGAAGTTAGGTTCATTAAGTAACTCTTTCATTCTTTCAATCAATTCAAGATTAGTCATTATCTTTGTCATTTTATTCACCATCCTCAGCTAATTCAATTTCTCCAACTTCTACTTCTTCACCAATGCCCCCATCAGTTTCAGTAGCAGCACTTATATCTTCTGTAAGTTCAGATTCTTTTACTTCTACTATAGCTTCTGTTTTTTTCTTTGCCATTTTTATTTCCTCCTTCTTTTATTTGAAGTATGAGCAGTTGTTATTAAGTGTCTATCTGCTTCTACTTCTCCATTTATTTTTACTTTTTTACCATTTATAATCATATATTTATATGTATCCTTATACCCATCATAAACATCTAAGTCATCAAAAGCACTCTTTATTATATCATCAGTTAGAATTTCTCCATTTCGGATAGCAAGACCATACTGATGCAGTCTTGATTTCACATTTCTTAAATCTTTCATATCGTTTTCATATTCAATACGATTGACTTGAGCTTGTATTTTATCAATTTTATCATTGACGTTTTTATTTAATCTGTCCCCTATCCATTTTAATGGTGCTATTTTTATAGGAAGGAGTTCAAACGTAAGACCAAAGACAGCAAGAGAGCCTGCTATTGTTTTTATTAAGTCAAATATTTTTAGTAAGTCTTCCACGTTTCCCCTCCTTTACTTTAATTATATTATATAATATTTTCATACTAATTACAAGATATGAATATTATCTTTTTTAACTTCAGTAACAACACCAGTTGTCTCAATTAAGAATAATTTCTTCTTAGCAGAGACAGAACCATTTGTGGCTATAAGTCTACAATATGTATCAGCTGGTGTCGTACAACTTTGTGTAGCACTATTAGTGGCACCTGAACGTTTAGTATAAGCTATTGCAGTCACTGTATATGTTGTATCTGGATTTACAGTAAATGAAACAGTACCACTACCGCCTGTAATCGTCTGTTGTTGATTAGCACAACTAACTAAAATATGATCTGTATTTGTAGTATCATTAGTAGTTACAGAAACTGTAATTGTATGTGCATCTGTAGCAGATGCTACCATTGTTTTAACAGTTACAGGTGTTGGGTGTGTCTGTATAGACATTGCAGAACTTGTACCATATACATGGTTATGACTTCTTCTTGCACGTACAGAAATACTATATGTTGTATTTGCTGTTAAATTGTTAATAGTAAACGTATGAGCATTATTAACTGTAACAGTAGTCCAAGCCCCATCATTTATTTTATATTCAACAATGTCAAATGTATGAGTTACAGCATAAGAAACAGTTACAGAATTTGTGCTTACACTTGTTGCTGAACATGTTACAGTTGGTGCACTTCTATCAATCTGAGGAAGTGTAACACGCCATTTATCCCAACTATTAGGAACATAAACATTACCAGGTCCCCAGCTGCCTGAAGGTGCGTATGCATACATTTGAATATCTAAATCACATTTGCCTTGTCCATCATGCTGAACGGTGTATTCATCAGAATAAAGTACACAAGGATTAGACGTCCATGGGTTATTATTTTGGGTTCGTTCTGCAGGATAGTGCATATTATTATTTACATTTATCCAGTTTTGTTTGACAGCACCTTCCCAAGCCCAAGAAGTACTTGTTGTACCGTGTAATAATTCTAATTTAAATCTAGTAGTGTTATTAATAGGGTCTTGATTAAGAACGGTTAAACGTCCGAAAGCACTAAAAGCATTCGTATGTTGGTCAACCGTTCCTGCTCTTTCTACAACAAAAGCCATTTAGTAACACCTCCTATAGCTGAATCCATAAGATTTGTCTGTTTGGATCCGCTGCTGGTTGCGTAGCACTAATAACAATTTTAGGACCTGTATAATTAAATGTAGCATTGTTTCCTGATTTAGTAATACTAATATCAGCACCTTCATTAAGATTAGATATAGTTAAACGTGTGTCTGCTAATGTTTGTACTTCATCAGCTACAGTACCTAAAGCAGCACGAGCATTATACCAATCTAATGAACTGATTGGTGTAGTACCAATTACGGAACTAGCAACAAAAGCTGTTAATAAAGTACCAGCATTGTTTCCTGTTTGAATTTCAAATTCTAATGAATAACCATTCTCACAAGGGTATAAACGTAAAGTACCTGCATTATTACCTAAGCCCAGTCCTTGACTAACAGCAGCTGAAACATAGTAAGCTCCTAACTCTAAAGTTGCTAAGCTTGCTACAGTTTTATAATAATCTGATGCTGGATAATCACCACGTGTTAGGAATGATTTACTTTTTAAATCAATGATTGTACTTTTAAGTTCAAAGGCATTAGCTGGGATTAATTCATTATTAACTAATAAATTTAAGGCAGCATTGGCTTTAGTAACTGTATCAGCACTATAGATTGGGCGACCTTGTTGGTCTACTTCACCTGTATTAAGGGCGTACCCACCTTTTGTCATAAGCGTACTTAAAACCTCTGGTGGTACTTCTCCTAATTCTAGGTTTGTAATTCTTTGATTGTGTGAAGCAAGTGTAGCATCTTGTTCTAAATCTACACTTCTGATGTTCGTTATAGCTGATTCGGCAGTTGTTAGTCTACCATCTAATGCAGTAATTAGTGTACCATATCTATTATTAATAGTATCTATATTGGCAAGTCTATTATTTTGTTCATTATTAACAGTTATAGTGTCAGCTAATGCTTGTGATAATAATATTATATTCTCATGAAGTGCTGCACATCTACTATCAATATAGTCTTTAGCTTGTTTAGAACTTGGTATTTTATTATCATTATTTTCTAAGACAGTATTAATACTACGTGATAGTGTTGCACCAGATAATTGCATACTATTATCAGCAGTTACTGCATTGTCTGCCACATCAGCATGGACAGCATTCTTAATTAAAACAGTGTTTACATCATTACACAAACTATTAAGCACATCACTATTATAATCAGCTGCTATTATTAATAAGTTCATAATATTATTAAAATCAGTAGACCCAAGTGTTTCACCTTTTTTATAATCTATATATTGTTTTACATAATGTGGTATATAATTGTCCATAATATCCTCCTATCTTCCATTCATTAATCTATATACCCAAAGTATATTAGATAATTCATAGCGTTTTTCATCTCTATTTATAAATTCGCCCGAGATAAAGCGACCTTTTCCAGTTAATACTAGATGTGTTCTAACTAATGTAAGGTCTGGAAATTTAGATGAATCTAAAATAATGTCATCAAATAATGTAGCTCCTGTAAACTGCATATCATATGCATCATATGTATTTACAAAGATATGACCATAGTCTGTTGACAACGGATTTACATCATGTATTATTTCATATTTAGTTCCATCTAACACGTTCTTACCATCTGCATAGATGTGTGTATTTAAATGAATAGGCACTTTATCTATATTGTTTAGAGTAAACTGTAGTTCACGTAAACGTTTATAGAGCGTATTATTCATTTGTACAATACCAGTATCAATGAGTTGCCAGTTAGGTAGTTTTGCAGTTTCAGTAAATAACTCATCATCTATAGTATAAGCATAAGAGTCATGTGGTGCATTTACTGCTTTAACAACTAGTAAATAATTTTTATCATTTTTAATAGTATTATCAAATAATAATAGGTCTTGTGTATCAATGCGTCTATGACGGATGGCACACATATTTAATAAACTATATGTTTGAAAATACCATTGCTTTGTTAAAGTGTCATATATAAGAATCAGATTTGCATTATTATTATAGATACGTTGTATATGTGCTATCTCTGCATTACAAATAAGATTTAGATTTAATGTAATTTGTAATTTACCATCAACAACATGTTGGTTATACCCTGTGATGTTAAGGTCATTATATTTCCAAACATTTATAGCATCTTTATTATTTAATAAATCAGGCTCAGTTAAACGTAATGGATAAACCTTATTGAATAATTTTAATGTGTTGTTCTTAAAATCTAAAAGAAAATTATTTATAACTTTAGAAACTTCATAAGCACGTAAGTCTGATGCATCACTTGTATAAGTATTAGGTTTTAATACAAAGAATGTATTATCAGCTTTAAAGAAAACTTGATCTTTTATTACTTTAATAAGTTCAGCGTCTAATTCAGTAATATTTAGATTAGTAATTATTTTCTTTTTAACAAAGGTACTAGGTAGACTATCACCAGTTATTGTATAGATACTTGTTGTTGTTACAACTAATAGTGTATCTAGATAATTAATAACTTTTAAGATATATTCGTCATATGTATCTATGTTATGTGGGAATGGGAAGTAGCTTGGGTTTTCAATATCACTAAAGAATATTGTAGTTTCAGCACCCTTAACCCCATACAATCCTAACATATTATTAAATGTGAACATACCTGTAGCTGTGTTTAAATCAAATACTTCTTCGCCCAAATTTTTTAATGAATCCACATTTAATTTAAAGCGAGGTAATATACCAAGACGTAGTGTTGAATCGTCTGTGCCTTCTCGAATTTCACAACGAATTGAGAATATTTCGTGGTCAGGTACAACATCATAATAGATTAGTTTATCAGCACCCACACTAGGAACAGCAGTCCAGTCCTTTAAGACTTTCCAATCTTCATCATCTCCACCTTTATAGCTCCAACGAACTTGATAAGCTACACCAGTTTGATAAGAATATGTTGCGTTGAAACGAATTGTTTCACCTGTGTTGGCAGTAAATAACACAACACCTAAAGGGTCATTAGGGTCAGACTTTGGACGGTAAGGTGTAATACCTTTTATAGCAAGACCGCCTTGTGTATTAGGATATTCATAAGGATCATCTAATAGCATATTGAAACCAACAGTTGTTGCCTCAGATAAAGAAGGTTGTCTTGGCTCTATTACTTCTCTTGTTACCTCAAAGTCATGTGCAATTGAATCTGTTTCATTTATCTTTAAGCAACAAAGTCTCATATTTTTGTCAGCACCTGTAATAACATTGTTAATATCTTTTAAATAACTTGTTGATATAGTATAGATACTACCATTAAAGTTACAGTATATTGGTTTATTTATTTTTAAGTTTTCAACAGCTGTATTAAATATATTGATATTGGCGTATGTTTTAGTTTGGATATAACCTACAGTATTAATATCATTAATATCTTTTTTAAAATGTGCAATATAATATGGTTCTTTTACATAACGATTATCAGACCTACGGTCAAGAATTAAAGCCCAACCAGCCTCACCACGGATAAGAGTATCATTTTGTGCAACATGTACATTAGGTGCATAATAATAATCTTGTTCTGCATTTTCTGGTTTAAAAGAATAAGGTTGACCAAAAGATAGTATCATCTCAGCAAGTTGGTTTTTATCGTTAGTATCTTTAAAGTATAGAAGTCCGTCTAAGTGTGCCTCGCCAAGAGTAACAGTTGTGGTACTATCTAAGTCAACATCTGAATGATAAATAGCTTTATCACAGTGTAATCCCATTCTTGGCTTTAAAACTAAACCGTCATCCGCATAATCATAATTAACTAATAGCTTTGCATAGCCCTCTGCCATTTCTTGGTCTGTATAATAGGAGCCTAATTGAAATGCAGATTGAACTTGTACTCTACGTGGCGTACGTTTATTTTTATAAGACGTCTGTGTAGTTGCCATTGTTTAACACAATCCCTTCAATGCATGCGTCTGGATTTTCATGACCATTATAATTATTAGATATATAGCCTCCAAGTTCGTTTCTAAATTCCATAGGAACTAAATCATGAAAATCTCTAACCATATTAAACATATTTTTTTCATATTGGATATAGTACTTTGTACCAACTTGTTCTCCTTCTTCATCATTGGTAAAGAAGTTTAAAGCTGCTCCAACAGCTACTACTGAACGCAAGTAGCGTGCAGGAAATGCTGTATATACCGCTTCCTCTAAAGGTACAAAGTTTTCATCAGAAGCATGTACCATATTATACTCCATTACATATTCCTTCCACTCTGATATAGTAGGAAATGTAGCGTTTAATCTATCGTTAATATCATCTATAACAATATCCATATAACCATATAATTCTATATTACGTAAGTTTTCACTTATAATATAATTCTTATTGATGAAGGAACATAGTTTATCTATATTCATTTTATCCCTCCTTTTATAATATAAAAACAAGTAGGGGTTAGCCTACTTGTTCCTTAGATTTGTAACTCACCTATGTTACTTTCAAAGTTATCAGAAACATTACTAGCCCTTTTTTGGCGTGCAATCAATTCATCAATTCTACGAATCTTAGCAATGATTTCACCTGCGTGAGTTTCATTGATTTGATATGTACGCCCATCAGCTGGGATGTCTACTCTGATTCCATTTACTAACACTGGTACTACACGACCTAAATAAGGTGCATAGAATGGTGAAACAGTAACTGGTACTTTCTTTTCGTTTAGATAGAAAGTAGCCAAGTTCTTACGTTCCTGTTCTTTACGAACGATTGCAGCTTGAGCTTTCGCTTCTGCTACTTTTACTTCAGCAGGAGTATCAGTTTTTACTTCTGTTACTTCTGCTTCTGTATTATCAATGGGTTTACTATTTGCCATGTTTAATCCTCCTCGAATATTATATTAAATTAGCTTGAGTAGGTACGCAGTAGTAAATAACAACTGCTTCAGTTCTTGCAGAACCGAACCCAACTGAATCAATTTTGAATCCGATAGATTGTCTTTGGTCAATAGGATCTAATACACCACTTGATCCTAATGGTTTAACATACATTTTAGCATTGCCATGTCCAGCAATTTCTGTTCTGATTAATGCATCATTACCTAAGATAAATACTCTATTAACATGTAATTCATGGAATTCACCGTAACCATCTACGATAGTTTCGTTATATGCTGCAATATCCCAGTATTTTAAATCAGGAATATATGAAGCTTTTTGACCAGTACGTGCATCTCTTACATAGTTATCAGCAGCAGCTTTCTTGTAAGTAGCAGCATCTAGGTCTGCATATTCATACTCATTAGTATGTGTGTTGAAACGGTAAACTCTTAAGAATGTACCACCTGCTGTAGTGTATTCACCACTATCATCATTGTGCATTGTTTCATAGAATTCCATTCCAAACATTGGAGGGATTGGTCCGAAGTCTTCGAAGAATCCTTTTGTTGTTTGGTTAATAGTCATATATTTTTCTACTAATGAATCATTAATCATATCGAAATAGAAATCTGGAGTACCGATAACCATGAACTTACCGTTTGTTCTAGGTTTAACTAATTGTTTTTTAAGACCTAAAACGATAACACGTAAGTCATCTAAACTAGCTTTATCTCCGATTTCTAAGTTAGCAAAGTTAGCTTTGTTGTTAGCATAGTGAGATTGTCCAACTGTTACTAATGCTTCTCTAGCTAATAAGTCTAAAGTTTCAAGAGCAACGATTGAATATTCTTTTGTATAATGTGCAACAACTGGATCTAGTAATTCAAAGTTTACACGATCTGTAAATTCCATATATCTACCATAAGAGAATGTAGGAATTTCATAACTTTCCATAGATCCTTTATCTGATTTTGGTGGAATACCTTCAGAAAGAGGTACTGTATGTCCTTGTAATGGAGACCATCTACGAACTTGTAATTTTTCAGCAGAGCCTTGAATTGGTGTAGTAGTAGCTACACGATAGAATACATAATTATTAGCATCTAATCTAATAGTATCTAGTAATTGTTTATTATAGAACAATTCTGGTCTAATAGCATATTGATGATTATTAAAGTATTCAATAACGCTGTTAATATCAGCAACTGAATTTAAATTCATGTAATCACACTCCTTATATTATTACTTGTTTTTTTTATTTGAATTTATTTTATTTAGTTTTTAAACTATTAAACAAGTTCTCAAGTTCGCCCATTGTCGTAATTTCTGTTTTACCCTGATTGTTTTTCTTACCTGTTACTGTAGTAACACCAGGTGCATTGTCTGCAGCTTTTCCTTCTGCAATCCATGCTTGTTTAGCTTTTTCAACTTCTTTATTAACTATAGCATCATGATGCATACCTCTATATAGTGTGCTTAAATCTACACCTATTTTAAAGATGTCTATGCCTTTTGCATCTAGTTCTTTTGCGAAGTCCATAGCTTCTTTGTTAGTTAGGTTAAAATCTTTTTGTAATAACCCAAAACTTTCAATAATGGCTTTTTGCTTTCGCTCATTCAATATTGTAAGATTCTGTTCTTCTAAACTATTCATACGTTTTAGAATTTCAGGATCTATATTTTGTTTACGAGCTTGTGCATTAAGCCCAGCGTTTAATAGACGTTCAATAACTTCATCCTCACTATTAACTCCTAACATTGGTGCCATTTGTTTAAACACTTTTTGATATTTGTTTATAGTAGAACGCATTTCTGCAAATGCTTTTGCTTGTTTCGTATCATCTTCTGATGGGTTCGAATTAGCTGTAGCATCTGTAGGGGTTTCAGTCCCTTCTGAAGCATCTCCGTTGGCAGCATCTGTATTCTCAGGTACTGCAGGTGTTGCTGCATCTGCAACTGAATCATTATTCTCTGGATTTGCTGGTGTCGCTTCTGGTGCAGCTGGTGCAGCATCAGCAGGAGTACCACCTAATTCATTGAATAGAGCTTGATAATCTTCAGCCTCAAACATATTTTTCCTCCTTATCAATATAGTTGGCGAAACTATAGAGGTGCGAGTTACACGTCAATTAACAGGTGACGGACCTATACTCAGCTACTTAAATGATAGCACAAAAAAAAGAACTTGTAAAGTTCTTTTTAATTTTTATTCAAAACTATTTGTTGATGCTTGTTGTGCCTGTTGAAATGAACCAGCATTGGCTTGGTTACCAAGAGTCATATTTTCCTCGGATGTACCAACCATATCACCATTAGGCGTTTGTTCATTTTGCATAGTATCTGTTACCATCTTCAATGCTTCTTCAGGATCTATACCTTGTTCAACAAGCCCTGCAAATTGGAATAAGATTTGTGTAACTTGTTCTGTCATATTATTATTACGTTGTATATTTAAACGATCCATAATCAAAGATTTAAATGGAATGTCTTGCATCAATAACCATTCTTCCATAGTAATTATTTCAGGGTTAGGATTATATTGAGCTTGTTTTTCTAATAAGATATTAGCAGCTTGAGCAAGTCTCATCTTAGTTCTTGGTAATTCAGATTGTATATCTAATGTATAACTAAATCCTATATTATCAGGAATCTTTGAGAATTCTATTTTAACATCTGTAATAGTATTAGACATCTTATCTTTAACAGCATAAGTACGTTTGTTACCATACTTAATATAGAATTGAATAATTAGTTCAGTTAATTTTTTAGTATATTCTTCATAAAGTTGTATCTTAACTTCGTCACGTCCTGTTACTCTATCAATGAAGTCATCCATGCCTCCTGTAGTTT